TAAGTCAGGAGAACAAGAAAGGGAAACCTTGGCTAACCTACAGAAAGTCTTTATGGAAGTTAAGAAAGTAGGTAGAACTAGTATAATTCAATTAAGTCAAATGAATAGGGAGATTGAATCTGCAGAAAGGATTAGTAATCCTACAATGCATTTTCCTATGAGACGTGACTTATTTGGTAGCGATTCGCTATTTCAGGCTTCTGATTATGTTATTGTCTTACACCGACCCGAACTTTTGGGTGAACTTTTTGCCCAAATAAAATTCCGTTAAACGGGGAATCTCCTGAGAAGGACAATCCCGTGCTAAATTAATTGGTAACAATTATAAATGCCTAACGACTAAGAGTGAGTCCATTAAATTGGATAATAATTCTCTCAAGAAAGCGGAAAATGAAACTTTTAATATAAAAAGTTACATTAAGATATAGTCTGATCTATACCTATAATCTAGAAAGGAAAGTATAGAATTGTAGTATAAACAACTACAAGATAACAAATATGATAAAAAGTTATTCTCCAAATAATTGGCCTGTGCAAAATAAAATTTACATGCATTTCCTAAAAGTAAGAGAAGGTGAACCTAAAATATTGAGTTTTATAAATAATCTCAAATATAACAGAATTGACGAAATTTAACAAGAATATTAACGAAAACATTAGATTATGAACAAAACTATAGCGATTGTAATTGAAGATAAAAAGAAAGCTACTGAAAAAGGTCTTTTTAAAAGTGTATACCAATCTTTACTTAAAAAATTCTCACCGAAACGTCGTTATCTAGATGTATTGGTAGAATCAAAAATAAAGAATGGTGATGCTATCATACTTGAAATTGGTGATAAGAAAAGTTATTACCAAGTAGAAAAAGATTTCTACAATTTCCTGAGTGATCTCACATATACGAAATCCTCAAAAGCCTTTTCAGTAAGCGATGAAAATACATTATTACTGATGAGAGATTATAAGAAAATTAAGAGGTTAATCGAACAACTTATCGACCCTCTTTATGAAGAAGATGATAATAAAACTGTCATCACTCTTCAAGTATCTAAACCTAAACCTAAGTATACTGTAGAAAGAGTAAAATATGTAACCGCTGATCCGGTATATATTTACAGGGACTATGTAAGAGTAGGTTGGGATAGTTTTAAACGCCAGTTTGATCCCTTTTCAGGGAACAGTTATGTCAAGATTGATGGAAAGAAATTTTACATTGATATTGACAGAAATGGCAAAGAATACTTAAGCGAGTAAGTAATTAAAGTAGCCACCTATATGTGACTATGATTATAATTACTTATATGCTCTACATACACTAATTATGTTATATTTAACATATAGCGTGGCAACTTTTTTAAATTTTATTTTAATATGACAACAACCCCATACCAAATAGCCATAGTAGGCATGTCTGGTAAAGGGAAAACGATGTCACTACGTAATATGAACCCTGAAACATGTGGTTATATCAATGTAGAAAGCAAACCATTACCGTTTATAAATAAATTTAAACATTACTGTACTCCTAATAGTTGGCAAGAAACTTATCAGAAACTTATCGAATATGGCAAAAACGCAGAGATTACAGAAGTAGTATTGGATAGTTTTTCCGCTTACCAAGAAAGCTTACTCAAAACAGCCAGAGAGATAAAAAAGAATTTCGACGTATGGAATATGTATAACGAAGAAGTCTCAAAACTTATGTTTTTAATTAGGAAATATCCTAAAGACATTATAGTTATTGCACATTCTGCAAATGTAGAAACTGAGAACGGTGTTATTGAAAGACGAATTGCTGTAAAAGGCAATGAGCATAATAAAACAGGCTTAGAGTCTAATTTTACTGTAGTAATTTTTTCAGATGTTAGAACTAAAGATAATAAAAGAGAATATACTTTTGATTTATTATCTGATGGTAAAACAAGTGCTAAAACTCCTCCGATGTTTATAACAGAAGACGAGACTACAATTCCAAATGACGCAAACGATTTTCTACAACATATACGTGAAATATTGACTAACAATAAATAGGAGATTTTAAAATGCCAAAATACAATATGACAAAAGATATTAATTCTGAAACCAGAACAAATAATTTTATGAGTCCTGGGATACATGAAAATGTAGAATTAAGAAATCTTGAAGAAGGTAAATCACCAATTGTATACAGCGAATCAAGTAAAGGTAACAAGTTTGCAACTATTCATTTTGTAAATGAAAAAGGTGAAGTACTGGTACACACAGAATTTGAACCGTCTGGTGATAACCAGGAAATAGTTGAAAACAAGACATTAAATCAAATGAAGAGATTTAAACACATTTTAACTAAAATTGTCCCTGAAGAAGATACAATCTTTGAAGTAGATAATTTTGAAAGTTATATTAAAAAATGTGTTGAAGTTATAGGTAATAAATATAAAGGACTTAAGTTTAGACTTAAAGTAACTCTTAATAATAAGGGTTATACCTCATTACCTAATTATGTACCATTCTTAGAAACTATGGATATAGAAAAATCTAAAAGTAGATTATCTATAAACACTGCTATGGATAAAATGGTACGAGAAAAAGCTGATGTAGAAGTAAATTCAAATGTTAATCCATTTGCTACATCTACAGAAGGTTATGTAGCTGACGAAGAAATTCTTCAGTCTACTATTTACAATGATAGTTCTACTGTCAATGGTGAAATGCCATTCTAACAGTATCTATATATAAATAGGGGGATTAATTTCCCCCTATAACCTTTTATACATTATGGTGTATAACACAAAAAATGTAATTGAAAATTTAACTTTAGATGAATTATTAAAACATATTACTGAATATGATATCTATAGATATTATTTAGGTAGTAAGTTTAAAATTAATTCAATTATCTCTTCACCATTTAGGGAGGATAAACATCCTTCATTTGGTATCTTTAAATCAGATACTGGTGCATTATTATGGAAAGATCAAGCTACTGGTAAAACAGGCAATGTTGTAACATTTGTTAAAGAAGTAGAAAATCTTTATCATAACAAGCAAGCACTAAAATTCATATATAATAAATTAATTAGAGGAGATTTAAAACTTTCGAAAGAAGGTATTAAAGTTAAAGAGTTTTTTAATAAAGTTAGGAAGACTATCTCTATTAAAAGACAAAACATATCTAAAGAAGATGATGATTATTGGGGATCATATTATATATCTAGAGAAACTTTAAAGAAATTTAATGTTTCACCTATATCCTTCTTTTGGATAGATGATGAATTACAATATTATAATTATACAAAAGATAATCCAATGTATGCTTATAAAATATTTGAAAAATTCAAAATTTATATGCCAAAAGCGAAACTTAAAAAGGATAAATGGCGTACTAACTGTACTTCTATAGATATACAAGGTTATGAACAATTACCTAATAAAGGTGATTTACTAATAATTACAAAATCTTTAAAAGATATAATGGTTCTATATGAACTAGGTTATACAGCTGTAGCACTTCAGTCTGAAAATGATAAACTAAATCACAAAATTTTTAATAATTTATCAGAAAGATTTAAAAAGTTAGTTATATTATTTGATAATGATTCACCAGGGCAAGAAGCTGCTGGTAAGTTATCAGCTGAATATAATATACCATATGTTATGATAGATAGTAGTAATTTAACATTATATAATGTTAAAGATATTAGTGACTATATACAAACATTTGGCAGAGACAACACAATTAAATTACTTAAATCTTTATTTAACAATGAAAGTGCAAATTGTTAATAAATCGAACAATCCTCTTCCACAATATAAAACTAAAGGTTCTGTAGGTATGGACATATGTGCTAATGAATCAACTATGATAGAGCCAAGTATGAGAAGATCTATTTCTACAGGATTATATATAAATATACCAGAAGGATTTGAAGCACAAATAAGACCACGTAGTGGACTTGCTTTATATAATGGTATAACTATATTAAATACACCTGGTACTATAGATTCAGACTATAGAGGGGAAATAAAAATTATATTATATAATACCTCTGATACATCTACTTTTAATATTAATATAGGAGACCGTATAGCCCAAATAGTTATATGTCCTATTGAAAAAGTAGAGTTAGAGGAAGTAGAAGAACTTGATTCTACAGAAAGAGGAGAAGGTGGTTTTGGTAGTACTGGTATAACATCTGCTATTACTGCAGAAACTATAAGTCAGCCAGAAGCATCTGATTATTACGAATCTCTTAATTCATCGTTATTTGATGAATTTTACGATGCTTTTAATATATATGACAACTACGAACAACAAAAAAATTAAAAACGCAACTCCACTAATTTATGATGGAATTGAATTTCGTAGTAAACTTGAAGTATATTGTTATCGAAAATTAAAAGAATCTGGTCTAAATTTTAAGTACGAAGACGTTACGTACAATTTAATTCCGTCATTTAAATATGGAGGTAATCTATACGAACCTTATAAAAAAGGTTCACAGTGGTTTTTTGAGAACAGAGACAATAAAATAAGGGGTATGACATATACACCTGATTTTGTTGGTAAAGATTGGATAATAGAATGTAAAGGTAGAGCTAATGATGCTTTTCCATTACGTTGGAAGTTATTTAAATATCTATTAACTCAATTAAATCTTAACTACGATTTATATTTACCTAAAAATCAATCTCATATAGATGATTGTATAAGATTGATAAATGAACAACAAAATGCCGGAAGAAAAGAGTTATTATAAAATAAAAGCTATTTCTTCTCACTTACTTCAATATTTTGAAGAATCTCCTCTTAGTTTTATTAAACAATTAAATAATGAATTAGAGGAAGAAGAAGATAAGAAATATCTTGAATTTGGTAAACAGGTTCATATGAGAATATTAGAGCCTAAAAGATTTAAACAGTGTTACACTGTACTAGATTATGAATTACCAAAGTCAGAACAACAAAAACAATTTTGTTTATCTGTGGCTAATAATAAGTCTATTGAAGAGGCTTATTCAGAAGTATATTCTACAAAAGGTAAATCTGATGAGAAAATATTACAAGAAGCAATGGAATTAGGTAAGAAATTACAAGATTATATAGAGTATCTTTTTAGAACTAAAAAGTATAAAGATGTATTATCTTTTGCTAAAAAGTCTAAAATAGATAGTTGTTATAACCAATGTTTAAATCATACATTTGCTAAAGAATTACTTATTGATGAAGAATTTAAAAAAGAAGGAGTAGATACATATAACGAATTAGAAATATTATGGAATCATCCATTATATCCTAATTTACCATGTAAATCTATGATTGATAGATTAGTAGTAGATCATAATACTAATACTATTAAAATAATAGATATTAAAACTACGATGTCATTCAAAACATTTAAGGATCAATATAAGGATTTTAATTATGCAAGACAATTAGCATTCTATTCATATGCTGCTTTTAGTTTTTTAAGTAAACTAAATATCTATGATAGTATAGAAAAATATAAAGTAGAATATTATATTGTTGCTATAAAACATAATCCACATCAAGAAGTTAAAGTAATAAAAATCTCAGATAAAGATATTTCGAATGCTATAAATGAAATAGAATTATTATTTAATAAAATCTATTGGCATTGGGAGAATAATCTTTGGGATTATACTAAACAATATTACGAAGGAATTCATTTTGAAACAATAGAATAATATGGAGTTATTAAGTTTAAAAAATAACATGTCCTGCTATTTTTTAGTTCCATTACTATTTCCAAAAGATACAAAAGCTTCACAGATATTTTACGAGGAATTTAAGGATGCTTATATAGCAGACTATAAAAGAAAACAACATGATGATAAAGTGTTGCTTGTTTACGATAAATACACGATTGACATACCATTAACATCAAGAAATTCTGAATATACTGACTATAATGGTCATATACTAGTATATAATATACCAGAAGAATTTAATGATGATTATGGTAAATTCTTACGAGGCGAATGGTCAAAATTATCACAAAAAGCAAAAGATTTAATTCTTAATTTTTGGGATGAAGATGAAAATTCTCTTTTATACGGTATACTGACAAAAACAGTTACCACAAAACTAGGCGCTTATTATAAACGTCTAAAACTCAACCCAAAAAAACACTTCCAAAAAGATGCAGAATATTGGGAAGAGCCACAATTAACTAGGGAAGTGCTGGGTTTATAATCCAGCATTTCTTTTATTTACAATAATTTTTAAACACATCAGATTATGGCTACATTTTCTAAAGAACAAGTCACTACTATTTCAAGATATTTAGAAAGAAAATATTCAGAAATAATAAGCAATAGAATTAATCAAGAAAAAGAAGCAATCAAACAATCTGATGAATACAAAGAAGTAAAATCTGCTGTATTCACTGTTATTTCTTCAATTATTGGTGAAATTAAACCAAATGGTGCAGTTGAGGAACAATTAAATAATATTATATCATCTAAATATCCAATGTTACATTTATCTACTTATGATTTAAGGAGAGAAATAGATGTAAAGATAGATGCTATTTTATGTACTATTGAACCAACTAGTCTTGAAGAAGTTGAAAAAATTGTAGAATCTAAATTAGATTTTGAAAAGTTATATCTTATTCATATTCAGAAAGAATTAGCAAAAACTAATGAAACTAGTATTGAAGAAGATTTATTCTAATAAAGAAATACAATTATAAGTAATTAATATTAACATTAAATTATAAAGAATATGGCAGAAAATACTGTAAACACAATGGTTATTTCAGTTGATAAATTTGAACAACTTAATAACGAAGTTTCTATTGCTAAAGCAAATGCAGAAGCATGTAAAACTCTTTTAGTAACTGCAAGTGAAAATAAAAGACTCCTTGAAAAAGAAGTTGAAAAACTTCAAAGGCAGGTAGAAGAAGAAAAACAAGTTGTTTATGTACGTAATGATAAATATGGTACTAATACTTATACTGGTATGCGTTTACCATTAAATTCTGAAGTTCTTGTTGATATAATCAAAACTAATCTTGATGAAGCTAAAGAACAGCGTATTAAAGAACTTGAAAATAAAGTTAAATCTCTTGAGACTGATCAGGAAGTTAATAATTTGTATCATGAAAGAGAAACTCGCCAACTTAGGTCGGCTAAGATTGAAAGCGAATTTCAATTGAATGAACAAATTAAAGAAATAACTCGTCGTTATGAAGTATGGCAAACTGAAATTGAACGTAATAATTCAGACAAAGTAAGAACTCTTAAAAATAAATTAGAAGATCTTCAAAAAGATTATGATGATCTAAAACTCAATAAGGCTGAAGAAGTCCTTGAGGCTGCAAGACTTGAAGAAGTTAATTTATTAAAAGAACGTATTGCTGAACTTGAAGTTAAATTAAATGAACCTGCTACTATAAACGGTTTCTTTAATAAATTATTCCATAAATCTATTAAAGTTGAAGCAGAAAATATTTATGCTATAGAACAACATAGGATTAATTGGACTAAGAAACTTGAATCACCAATAGGTAAAGCAAAGTCTTTCTTAAAGAACTTTATCAACAATTCCTATAATACACCATCAGGATATTCATCTGGTGTTATGTATTGTGGTAATCGTTGGTAATTATTACTAAATTCATAATAAAAGAAAAGGGGTAGACATTTAATCTACCCCTTACTTTTTGTATATTATTAATTATCTTGAGAACCAAGGAATTTGTGTATCAATATTTTTAACTCTATAATATTGTCTATACATTGGTACTAAATTAACAAAATCCTTATATAATTTTAATTGACCTTCCCAAGGCCCACGTTCATATGTTTCTAATGGGTTAAATGCTTGCATAATAAAGGTACCTACATTTTCTACTATTGTTACAGATGCTGCAGGTGATCTTAATATATTCATAGTTTGTTTTGGGCTTACATAAAATAATAATTCTGATTTAAGTCGTAATAACTGATACATTAATAAATTATCTGTAAATGTAAGTTCTTCATCATCATCTCCAGCAACTAACCTTAGTAATGTAACAATTATAGCAAGATTAACCATTTCAAGACATGTCCTAAGTACATTTGCTCTCTCATTATCTGACATCTGAGCCCATCTTTCACCCCAAGTCATAGTTCTTATTTCAGATAAATTTGCCTCTAATTCTTTATGAAGTACATGTAATCTAAAATAATCCGCAATATCTCCAAAGAAAGGTTTAATAATAGTTCTAGTAGTAGTAGTATACATACCCTCTACTGTTTTCATTATTCTTTCTTCATATCGTTGTTTACCCCAATGTCTACGTATACCTGGAACCATAAACCTACGAAACATATACGCCATTGACAATAAAGCATTTTGTTCAGCAGCAACTTTAGCTAAGTTAGAATAATCACCATGTATTCTACCTAATTCACCTTCTACTTTTAATTTAAAATTTTCTCTATCTTCTTCAGTCCATTTAGATTTGACTAAATCAACTTTCCCTTCTTCATCAAATATTAATTTACCTTCCTTGTTTTTTTTGTAAAAGTCCCTAATTGTACCAATTTCTTTGCCGTCCTTATCAAATGCTTTGAGGTGGTATAACATTGCATCTAAGAACTTAACTCTCATAAAATATTCACCAAAAGTTGATGTAGATGAAACAAAGTCCTGTAAAGAAGTATTTGCCAATTTAGACATTTTACCTGTATCTAATGTCGATAATGGTTGCTCTATATCAAATAATTCTGCTATTTGGTTAAGCTCACTTCTTTTTTTCCTTGAACCAATATCTGTAAGTATACCTGGTAAATTTTCAACAAAATCTAAATGTGCTTTACCATAGTCTTTAGCATTAACTAATTCACCAGCAATTGATTCTATCCATTGTGATATTTCTCCTAAATTAACATTACTCATTGACATTATAACATTAAGTCCCATAAGATTCATAGAAGTGTATTTCTTTAGTGCTCGAATCATTTTACCAATATCAATACCAAGAAATTGTCCCATATCTTTTTCAGTCTGA